CTACTGCACCAGGAACGAGGTTGTGCTAACAGTTGGACAGCTGCCGTCGATGCCCTCCGCCCAGACAAACCAGGTTCCTGCGGCCGTCGGAGTTGGCGCATAAGCGCCCCAAAGGTTAGTATTGACCAAGACGGCAGCGGTCCACGAACTGGGCAACGTCGTAGACGACAGCGAGAAACCAAACTGGATTGGGGCTGTACTCGGTGTGACGTGCGCATTGACGCCTATCGCGCCGCTCGCGTGTGTGTAAGGGCCGCTCGGCAGAAGGTTCCACGTGATCGAACTTACCGACGTGCCGACCGTGGCCGCCTCGGTGACGGCCGTTACCGTCGCGGAAAGCGGCCCGGAACCAGAACTATCTACGCCGATAATCGAGAAGTCGTAGCTGGTCGCAGCTTGCAGCCCAGATATCGTCGTAGTTGTTCCGGAAACCCCTGGCACGGATGACGTCCAGGTGGTCGAACCGGTTACTCGGTATTGGATCGTGAAGCTGGTGGCGGCGCCGGTTCCGGTCTGTGCCGACCATGTCACTTGAACCGCGCTACTGGATACAGGCGCTACAACAAGACCGGTCACCTGGGGAGGCACGGGTGCTTGCGTCGAGGTTGCCGCTGCGGTTGTTACCGTCAGTATGGACGACGACAAACCTGTTCCGGCAGTATTTACGGCCTGAACGATGACGTCGTAGCTTGTGGAAGCGGCAAGTCCGGCCAAAGAACATGTCGTTGCGCCGATGACGGTCGCGCCGCTCGTCCAAGCCGATGTCCCGCTTATTCTATATTGCACCGCATATGACGATGCGCTGCCGCCGCTGGTGGGTGCCTGCCACGACAGCGTGACAGTGGTTGACGTGGTTGACAAATCGGACAAGCTGCTAACTTGGCCTGGAGCCACAGCGGTCGCTGTCCCCGCGAGCGAGGCGAAGGCGATTGTTCCGCCCGAATAGGTAACGCAGCAAATCGACGCTGTTTGCTCGGGCGCCAGCGTCAAGCCACCGGTCGAGCTCACAAATCCGGTGCCCAGGGTCACAATACCCGTGCTGGCGTTGATAATGGTGCATTGGAAACCGCTGCCCATTTTCGCTGTAGCAGGAGTCAGCGTAACAGATTGGCTACAAATGAGAATTCGGCCGTTGTGAGCAGATGCGTTGAGACTAGTGCTGGCCGTAATTTCCACAACAGGTACACTGTACGTCGGTAACTGGCTGGCGATCCACGCCCAGACGGCACCAAACGTCTGGCGGGCCATAACATTGCTGCCTTGCGCAACCCAAATCGTGTCGGTGTTAGCCGCCGCCACCGCCGCCGGGGCCTGCTCAATCGTCATGCCATCAAGAAGATTGGCGTAAGTGATAGCGCAATCGGTACCAGCATGGGCGACGGCAACCAGATCTTGAGCGGTGAGCCCTGTCACCACCTGGAGGCTGTCCAAGGGGCTGCCGGTGCCAGAGGTTGCGGTCCCGGCAGTTGCCGAAATGGTCCCGTCTGCGGTGATGGTGACGCTCTCTCCCGCGGAAAACAACCCGCGCAACATCGATGTTGGCATCAACATCGGCGCGCCCTGGTTGCAGATTACCAGATCGGAACCTGAGGCCAAGCTGGATACGACAGGGAAGCCGGCGTGGTCCAGACCGGTGGCGATCACCACGCCGTCCGTGACGCTAACGCCGGTCCCGATGGCAATCTGTTCCGGGCCGCCGGCGCCAAGGCTGATCCGGCCGATCAGTGAGGGTGACTCAACAATGATCGCAGGCTGCGTCGAGGCAAGCAGTGTGCCGACCGAGGCGGAGCAGACAGAGCCGTTCTGGCTGATCGGGACCAAATCGGACGAAGTTACGGCTGTCGCCGCTGGTAGTTGAGAAATGGTGGGCATCTATTAGCTCCAGTCGGTAGCTGTCGTTAGAAGGATGCAGCTACGCCGAGACCGCGGTGCCGCTGCACGACGAGGTCCATTTTTGCCCGTCATAAACTGCCATGACCCCGGTTCCTGCCCCCGCAGGGTCGGTGGGCTTTCTTCCATTGCTGGCGAACGCCATAGCGCCTGCGACTCCAGCTGTAGGAAGTGAGCCTACAGTATAGCTAGGTAGAACGGGAGGAGCTCCAAACTGAGGCGACACCGCGTTTGTTCGGAATACCTCGTGCCATTTCGAAGTGCCGTCGGATACAATATGATACCGGTCGTTAGTCCGTAAGGTGATTGGACCGCAATCAACGCTGTCTGTGCCATACAGAGCAAGACTCACCGGTGCACTACCGATTACCGAAAAAGTAAAGCCGGTGCCGGCGGCGAGGGTTACGGCAGGTGGTAGAGTGATGGTGAAGGCAGATGTACCAGAAAGCAAAATGATATTGCCAGCGGTATTACTTTGTAACGTTGAGGAACTAGAGTAGACGTTTTTGCTACCAACGGAAATGCCCTTTCCCACGGGGTAAGACAGAGTTCCCTGGTTCCAGGTGAGTATCCCGGTAACGTCATTATAAAGCAGTTGGTTGGTGTTCGTGCTCTCGAACGCAATGGCTTGTCCAGCAGCAAGTTTAATCGCCGGCGCGTTGCCGATTGAGTGAGCGTAGGTTGTATCGAGAACGGCGTCGGAAAACGGTATGTTGACCGAAAAAACCGTCTTGGCACTGCCTGTCGACCCGGCGCTAAGATACACGCCAATGATGGACGACACTTCGACGGGGGCGCCCGACGTGTCGCTCTGCCCAATAACAAGACTCTGGATCGCTCTGTTGTTTGCGTCATCCAGGCCATTGCCAAACCAGTCCATTTCAACTGATAGAGAGGCACCGGTTGCGCTCGATGGTGAACCGGTGGCATCTCTATATTCAAGGCAGGCCGCCCAAACCTGGGGTTGAGGCAGAGGTGGTTGGCCGCCTGACTGAGTGCCCGTCGAATACCGAACGGCCTGGACATAGCGCGCAACGTGTTGGGCCGGATTATTAGCGTCCGGGGTTTGTATGCCGCACCAAAGCAGCCTGTCTAGGCCATTCCATATGTAGTTTCCGGGGCTGTCATAAATGATCGTGTCGGATCTGGTATTCGCAGCAACGGTGCCGTTGACGCCACCGTTGTGATTCACGACATAACATGACTGATTGACCGCGAAATCAGTTATTTGCGAAGATCCTTTTGAGACAGAAAGTCCCGTCGAAGTATTCCCGGATACAAAGCCCGGCAATACAAACGTAGCCGGGTTGCCACCGCCCGGGATCGCTGCGGCGAGGGATGTCCCGTTGGCTAAGGCCGTGCCGTCAACCACCCATTTCACATATTTTGTCAGGGCGACACCCCAGGTGCTGGGCTGCTGCAACACAGTAGTGCCGTTTGGAACATAAATCGATGAACCAGGTGCGGCGGCCACATAGGCAGCCTTGAACGCAGCGGTATCATCCGTTACGCCGTCAAGCTTTGCCCCGTACGGCGGCAGAGTGACGTTCGTGACGCGCTCTGCGTTCGGATTCGCATCAACATAGGACTTGGTCGCAGCCTGGGTCGGCAAGGTCGGATTGCCTGCCAACACCACCGGGCCTGTAAAGGTGCCACCCGCCGAGGTGATCGATGTCGATAGTTGGCGGTCAATGTATTGCTTTGTGGCAGCCTGCAGTGGAGACGTTGGATCAGACGCCAGAACTAACGGACCCGTCAATGTGTCGCCGTTCCGGAAAATTCGAAGATCGACGTATTGCTTCGTGCTGGCCTGTAGCGCCACGGCAGGATCCGAAGCCAGGAGCAAAGCCCCAGACATCGAAGAGCCAGCACGCGGTACTGTGCCTCCGAGCTGTGTGTCGACATAATTCTTAGTTGCTGCCTGAGTTCCAAGAACAGGATCACCGGCAAGGGTTAAGGCACCCGTCAGGGTATCACCGGCTCGCAGGACCCGCTGATCAACGTATTGTTTCGTCGCGGCCTGAGCGTTCAAAGTCGGATCAGCAGCAAGTACCAAGCTACCGACCAAGGTTCCACCCGTCTTGGATAGTGCACCGCCGAACTGGCTATCGACATAATTTTTCGTCGCGGCCTGTAGCGCCGACGTGGGATCAGATACCAAAACGAGAGCGCCGGTCATCGTGTCGCCGGAGCGGGACAATTTAAGATCAGCGTAGTTCTTTGTTACGGCTTGTTGGCTACTTGTCGGATCAGTGTGGAGAACGAGCGACCCGGAGAGCGAACCTCCACTTAACGGCAGCAGGCCTGCAGCGACGGAGTCCGTATATCCTTTCGTGGCTGAGTCCAACGGATTTACTGGCGCTGCAGCTAGTGTCAAAGGTCCAGCCAACGATCCGCCCGCCAAAGGCAAGGCGGTTGCTACCTTCTGATCAACGTACGCTTTGTTGGCCGCCTGCGCCGGCGACGTTGGGTTGCCGGAAAGTGTCAGCGTCCCGCTTAGTGTTCCGCCGGAAACGGACAAAATGCTGGCGGCCAGATCGGCTAACTTTTCGCTGCCTGTGCCGCCGGTCGGGGTAACCAGACCCTGCGACAAGTCAATATTTGGGACGCCAGGAACACCGCTAAGAAACTGACCATAGGTTACGGCTACATTCGTGCCGGCCTGGGACATCGACAGCAGGTCGCCGCCCGCTGGAACATTGCCTGCGGGCAGGGCTCCAATCATAAAAGGCGTGGCCGTTGCGGAGATCGTGCCGCCGCTCAGTAGCAGATTTGCTCCGACGGAGATAACCTCCGGCTGACCCACTCCCACACTGATCCGGCCAAGCAATGAACCGCTCGGCAATGTGATTGACGATTGAACGCCATTCAGCACTTGCGCGCGGGTGATCTTTCTTGTGATGTCCGACTGGCTGACCATGAATTCGTCAGTGTCCGACGCCGATATGGCAGGGCTAAGCTGATCTATGGTAGGCATGGCAATTCATTCTCCGGCCACCCCGAACCGCCGGCGGGATTGGTCCAATACCAGATTGTGTAAGCAGAGAAGGCCTGATAAGGCCTAGGTGTTTGCGAGGACAGGATTGCCATTCTGGTCTGTCAGCATGGCGCCGGTCGATGTCAAAACGGCGTCCGCGGGAATTTGTGGTACAGAGAGAAGAAGTACCGGCAGTAGAACGCTCCGCTGCAGTGATCGACCATTAACGGTGCTGATGGCAAACGTCAACGTATAGACTGTTCCTGCTTGTCCTGCTGAAAGCCAAAGTATAATCCGGCTGCCATCCGTCGTAGAGCTTTTGAGAACGAGGTCGCCAGGGCTTGAAGGTGAAGAGCTTACATCCAGCGTAGCAATGCTGTCACCGTCATTGCCAACTATAGCTGGTCCTATGTCGAGGATATAGTCGAGAATATCTCCTGGGTCTTTGGTCGGCCAGTTAAGCGGGACCGGGGTTATAGCTGTTGTTCCACGAGCGACTGGAACGAAGGAGTCGATAGTCACCACGCGGGCGTGGCTCGGCTTCCATACATGGGTTGCTGGCGTTGACATGTCGGGTCCAAATGTTTTGATTAGTCGCAAGTGTGCTGGTTGCAGACTCTATTCGTTTCCGGGTGCCTAGCATCGCACAACGACTAACCCAGAGGCTCCGGCGCCCCCGTTATACGGAGTCGCATTGTTTGTACCAGTACCGGCCCCGGAGGCTCCACCACCGGGGAAGAGGCCGCTGTTCCCTTGTCCGCCACTATTCTGAGTGCCTCCCATAGGGGCTGCTCCGCCCATTCCGCCTTGATTCGGAGAGATGGCAGCTTGCCCCGCAGACCCCCAGAAGTTTACGTCGCCGTTTACGCCGACACCAGGTGGAGTGGCGCCGTTGCCAGGGTTGGCGAGGGTTGCATATTGATTTAATTGACCTCCAGACGCGCTAACCAACGAGCCAAAACTGGAAGTCCCGCCGGCGCCAGCTGCGCCCGTAGTCGTTCCGAAAGCTCCCCCCGCGCCTATCACAACGGGTATGATTTGACCCGGTACTAGACCGGTAATAAGCTTCCGAGCGTATCCGCCCCCAGATCCTCCGCCGCTGGGCATAGCTGACACTGACGCGAAGCTGCCCGATCCACCGCCCCAAACCTCGACCTCGACCTGATTGATGCAAGATGGAACAACAAAACTCCCCGAACTTGTAAAGCTGTATACCCGGGTGCCGAAACCAGGGCTCAAATAGGGCAACTTACGTTGCAAAAAGGGCGCAGTCACAATAGCTGCGATACTGCCGGTTCCCACGGCCGTTTGTCCATATGAGACGGTAATTTGATATAGACCCGTCCACCCTGCATCTGCTGCGGGAGTCGTCTGGCTACCAGTATTCGCCGGAACTCCACCTTTCAACTGAAGCTGAACCCGCTGCGTCCGAAGGGTATTTTGGCTAACGCCCGAATTCGAAGGTCCACTGAACGACTGGGAAGGATTACTTGCGTTGTAATAAGGCAGGAGCACCGGTTTGGCGTCGGCTTCCAGAAATGCCGCTTCAACCAGATAGTTAATCGATTGCCCGACGCTCGAGGGTGCGGTCAGGGTAAAAGTGGTTGTTGCGACGTTAATCCCCATCTTCACCAGCGAGTCGCTCGTATCCGCCGGCATCGAACCATAGGCAGAGTTGTCGATCGGCCCGAACTGAGTGATACTTCCCGGACCGATCGTCACGCTCATTGAAGCTGGCGTTGTGGGCTGACATGATAATCCGTCCACAACCGTACTGTTTCCAAATACTGCTTGGGCAAGAAAGCCCAGGCCGATCATGACGTTCTTGTTAATGGAAAGTAAGTCTGTGTCCAGCGGTATAGCACTTGGATAGACGATGTTGCGGTCCATAAAGAATTATCGCCATTTTATATGTTAAGCTAAGTGATTTGCAGCCACGCCACAGAGTTGACGGGCAGCAGTCCAGACAGCGTTGTCTCGATTTCCAGGTTGGTCACTTGATCTGGCAGCAGCGCAAGATCGACATAGGCAATCGACCCCTGCCCATAGCCGCCGGCGTCAGTCGCGTATCCAGCCAGCATCCCAAGGCCTGGAGTAGGTGGTCGCCCGAGCGTAACAAAGAACTGGAAGGGTAGGTCAAGACTGCCCCAGCCGCCCAAGGCGCCGTAAGCCAGACCCGAGTTGCAAGCGGCCGGACCGTTCGCCAGAGTAGCATAGGAGCCGGTGTCACCGCATCTGGCGGGTTCAAAGATGATTGGTGCTGACCCAGTGAGGGTTTTCATGCACGCGGTGATCGCAGCGCGTGTGGCCGCGCTACGAAGAAGCGCTGCTTGAATCCGCGCCCGGAAGGATAAGTCGCTCTCGCTAGTGTTGCGGACCAGGCTGAACCCAAAAAAATCAAGCGAGATGAGATCGAGCCAATTGTCGGTGGCTGTAGCGACCCGCGTTTGCGATATCAGGTACGTTATAAGGCCGTATAACCAAACCCAAGGTGTGGCTATACTAGTTATTATTGCATTTAAATTCGGCGTAACATCAGCGAACCAGCGCTTTGGAAGCACTGACTGTAGCCGGGAGACAAAATCGGAAAGGTCACCCGTCATTGATCGTCACCACAATCGTGCCAGCCTTGATGACCGTCCGCGATGGCGGCAGCACATCCGTGGCATCTTCGTTCAAGAGGATCCCAGTGACATTCTCGACGCCCTGTCCGGCCAGATACGCGCATTGCGCGACACGGGTGACTGACGCCAAGCGGCCGATAGCCAACCCGTTTAAGTAATCTGCTATTTGTATCTGAATATTCCCCACGTATTGGGACGATACGGCGGTGCGCCTCAAAAAGATTGTCAGCGATACGTTGACCGTCAACACCTGAGGAGCCACTACCGCGAAAGTCGTCCCCACTGGTCGAACCATATCAACTGCACTCGCAACGGCTGACAGGAGCGCTGATGATGGATAGCCTGATCCATCATCAATGGTTACCAGGAAGGATCCTATTCCTGATGTTCCGTCAGCGGAGACGTTCTCCTCGATCAGGACATGTAAGCCTTGTTGCACATTCCCGATCGCATTTCGCACCGCCACCAAGGTGGCTCGCGAAAGGCTTGCCATATAGCTTTGGAACCTCCTCCGGAATAACTGATCGCTCTCCGCGTCGATGCCGTTAGTAAACGGGCCTACGTTTGTCACCAAATCCACCCCTGGCAAAGAGGCAGCAATAATAGTTATGACGCCCGCCAGAACGTTTCCGGGGGTACCGCCCGACGTGCAGGATACAGGCAGGTTGGCAGCACTAACGCCGGCGGGTATGACGTACCCGGTCTGACTTGGTTGCCAAATCGACAGAGTGGGGTCTTGCGTCACAGCAAAGCTGAGGGCTCCATCAGAACTCTTGACAATCGCTCCAACTGGTATTAGCGCAGCCAAATTGCTGGAGTATCGGGAGAACGTGACCATACCTGACGAAGGCGATGCCGCCAATCGCGTTAGTCCAAAGTCCGTCATCCACGAGTCGAGGTCGGTCCCGGTAGACGTGGCAGCTCGAGTAGTTTGCAGCACTTGGAGAACTAGCCACTGTAGCCATAAGACCACAGAGGCATTTGCCTCGAAAATAGCACGCGCCACAGAGCCGACCGACACGTCTACCAGGGCTGTTGCGGAACTTTGGAGGGCAGCGCCCATGTCCTCGACGAGTTGGCTAAACGACTTCAGCGACAAGTTCATATCAAATCAACCAGAAACGTTAAGCTGGACCGAAGTGCCGGACGACGCATCGGCATAGGTGATTGTCGCAACTACATAGCCGTTGGCCGCGTCCACCACGCTGGCGCTTACCTGCGGCGCGGGAAAAGATGAAACATCTGGTTCCAAGGCCAATTGAATCCGGACGACCGCTTCTATATCCGCGGGATCGGCTGGCGTTCCCACAAACTGTGACAGGCCACCCCCGTAATCGAGTTGCCAAAGGTAATCGCCAGAGTTGGTCAGAAGACGCCTGCACACGCGTTGGTTAGTCATGGCCGAAGCAGTTACCAGCGCAATGTCGCCAGAAGTTCCTACGGCGAGATCGCCCGCCCAATCCAGGAAGATATCTTTCATATTATTCAAACCTGGTCGGATGGTGTCGATGTCGTTGCGTTGGACAGCACGGAGTGGGTATGGGCATCGTAGGCTGTTCGCAGTGCAGACAGTGTTCCCTGATGATCGTATACTTCGCCCTGGACGTGGAGGTCACCATTGATACGAACCGTCCCATCATTGCATAACTTCAAGAAGCTACCTGTCTTATGCACCAGCCAAAACTCGCCACCGGGTGCCTGGGGCGGCATCTGGCTGCTCGAATAAGCGCTTCCGATGATGATTCCTTGTTCAATTTCTCCCTGCTGGGGTATCAGAACTACCTGATCTCCAGGGCTAGGTGGACAGACCATTCCCCAGCCGCTGCCGACCCAATGCGACAACACCGGGAGCCAACCAGACAAAACGCCGTCGGGTTGGATACTGACCCGGGCAGTACCGTTCTGGTAATTGACCGAGCTTATCGTGCCAAACTTTACCTGGCCTGCGGTGTTATCGAGGCTCGAAGCGTGAGCCTTTAACGCATTTATGAAGTAGTCGCCCATAAGGTTTCCGTTTTTTAGTTTGAGCCGACAACAGATATCGCTCGTATAGTCTGCTTCGAGCCAGAGGTGGAACTGTGGTGCCGATCGACGCTGTCGATAAGATATGGCCCGTCAAATGACGACATAGTTCCGGTAATCATGAGGCCTGTTCTTGGTGTCATACGTAGATCCCAAGGCATCTCAGCCAACAAGGTCGTCTGTAACCGGCTCACCTCAGCCGAATATCTGGCGGCTGCTTGTGTTACTTGTGCCGACGTGAAGTTGGATGTAGAGAATAAGTAAGGCTGGTTCGACGAGACAGTCGAGGAGTTTGCGCTGGCGCTAGACTGGTTGGCGCCACTGTCGTAAGAAGCCATGTTTTGAGAGTTCCATGTCTGGACTCTGGCAGTAGCGTCCTCCGTGATTGATAACGTTCGTTCAAATCGCAGGGTCTGCACGAGCCCTGGCGTGAGCGGTATTATCGTCGCCGGTGTGGTCGAAGAGGGCTGAAAGAACAGACCGTTGCCTTGAACAAAAGCATCAAACCCGTTCTCCCGCGCGAGCTGGACGACCAAATCCCAGTCAGACCTCAACTTTGAAAACTGGCCAGTCGACAACCGCGTATAGCCATCGCCATAGTATCGACCTATCAATCCTGATGTCGGGCTTACGGTGGCGCTAAGGCCGTGACGGTTTGCTATCGCGGCTACGATCTCAGAAGCAGTCTGATTTACGAAGTCCCCCTGTCGGTAGGTGTCAACCAAGGACGACGAAAGATCGCGACCCTCGATAGCGGCAGTGCCCCGTACTGCATCGATCTGCAACGAGTCAATCATGCCTGTGATAAGGCCTGTGGTTGCTCCCGCAGGCGAACAGCCGGCCAATATTTCGACGCTGCCACTTGATAGGCTCGACCAGAACGAAAGGTCAGACAGCGGCGGACTACCAAGCGCGAAGGTCAGTGAATAAGCATCGGCGGCAAACCGGTTCGTCGATGTGATTGCGGCTTGTAACAAGCCCGATGTTTCTCTGCCATTTATCTCAACAAGAATGTTAACTCGGCCCATCGCGACGCGCCCCAATTACTGAGGACCGATCCCATCTGAAAAGACCGCCGAAAAGGCAGGAATAATGATCTGCACCTGACCTGAAAGCATTGGATCTTTCAGGCCGTTTGTCCTGGCGATGTTGATCCATTGTAATGCGCTGCCGAGCTGCGTCGCGGCAATCTCGAAAAGGTTTCCACCCACAGTGGTGATTGTCTGCACTTTAGCCTCCAAGAGAATTCAGGTTTGCACCTATACGGCCTATATAGGAACCGGCATTAATCGCTGCGGCCAAGACTCCTGCGGAAGCTACCGTGTTTTGCAACGCCATCCCGTAATCGGAAGCCGTATCGGTCGTTCCGAACGGTGCAACCAGGGCTGCAGATTGCACCGCAATCTCTTGATTGATTATACCCAGCGACGATGCCACCGTATTGGCTGCCTGAGATTGATCTGATGTTCCCGCGATCAGCGAGTTGGTCATCGATAAGGCGGCGGAAAGTGGCGCTAATTGGATCGATGTACCACCAACGGCTGCCAAAGCATTTCCTAGGTCAGCCGTTACCAAAGCCTCGAGGGCTGAACTCAGCGAGATTGTAGCGCCGGGTTGGTAAGCAACAATGCAGCTAATTCGATAAGAAATCCACCAAGGACTATGGTAGTCTGCCAGGAATGTCTTGACAACTACTTGATATCTGAATGACTCCCAGGTCAGCCAAACGACTTGGCCTGAGAGCCGCAAATCATTAAGCGCTCGCACTCTGGCTTCGGCTTCCGGACCCGAAAACGTCCCGCTAAACTGAATTTCGCTGTCGTCGGGGCCGAGCGGCTCCAACACCCGGATGCCGCCAGATAGTCTGTGGACTGTAAGTCTATAGTGGCCACCAAACCGGACGGACTGCGGTACCTCGAAATCCTGGAGATCAATTCCACCAATCTGGATCGGAGCGCCCTGCACGTTTCAGTTGCTTTCAAATATTGTCAATACGGCAAAAATAACGTCACGAATTCTAGCTAGAAAGGCGAAATCCTGCTCCTTGGGATCGAAGCCCGAGGGTCGACTCCGGTCATACCGGTCGAAGGTTTTCCCAGGACGTGCCCGAGATGATCGATCGTCCATCTACCCAAGGCAGCTCCGTCAAGATGTAAAGTGGAACCAGATCCAGGCCGAGAGCTGCTTTGACTTTCCAACCCAAGCTTATCCCCGTTCGGCGGCCGAGTGTAGTTGTCGGAGAAAGCCTCATTCCTATTTTCTGCGGGACCGTCTCGGCTGGTCAGCGTCCCGCGCCGCCATGGCCCATCTTTTCCGACGGGTGCTGGATTAGGCCGCCAGGGTTCGGAGTTAAGGATATTTTCGCCAGACCGCCAGACCTGACGATCCAGACCGGGAACAACCGTAGCTGACACGCTTGGATAGACAGGATTAGTCCAACGACTTCGAACCCCTGCCAAGCTGCCGCTGCTTATAACGTGTCGGCTCAAACGCTGCGCTAATGCGGGCGACGACAGACCAGTAGCGCTGCTGGTTCTCTGGACAGAGGCCGCCGGCTGCCGCGATACGGCGCAGTTCATGCGCTGTGGTAACAGCGACATAAGTCC